TTTTAGCACTGGTTATCCCAAAAGATAAACCCCGCAATGAGATAGTGGTAGCCGACTTCTTTGCAGGCTCTATGAGCTGTATGGAAGCCGTTCACAATATGGGTATGCGTGGTATTGCTACCGAGATAGACGAAGAGTATTTTGAGAAAGGCAAACAGCGCATTGACAAATTGACTAATTAGCAAATTGACAAATGGATATAGTAACCAAAAAAGATTTATCTGATAACTACGGAAAACCTGTATACTATTTTACAAAGTTTTTCCCTGAAGGATACAAACCTCCTGAAAATATAATGAAAAGAACAGCTAATGAAGAATATCAAGGGAGTATCTTTTTCAGTAAAGAAACTGCTAACCGTATCCTTTCATTAGATGTGTGGAAAACGTGTATATATCCTTCTATCTATCTACTGCGCGACGGCTTCTGTTACAATATCGATTGGAACGATAGCGAGTATATTGAAATAACCAAACGCGCAGGCAATCAAATGAACGTGCTACAAATGGTATCAATTATTATTAACGACTTTGGCTACACTTACCAAAGTGAAAAATGGAAATAATGAAACAAATCGACAAAGACATTTACGTTTTTACCGTAGGGGCGAATGGCAATTCGCCCTCAAAAGGCAATTCGCCCAAAGCTGCTGTACTCTTTGGCTCTGATAAGCAAAGCCTTTCCACCCCTAAAACTCAAAAGGACTCAAGCGACACCGATAAGTTCGCCGCTTGGGGCGACAATAACCTATACCCACAAGAGTTCACCAAAAAACTCAACAAAACAGGCGCGGCTATTGGGGGATTGGAGGTGCTCATCTCCGCTCACTACGGCTTGGGCTTCCGCCTCTACCAAGATGTAGAAACCGAAGAGGGCGTAACCACGCGCGAACGCCTCCGCTCGGCTTTCCCCGATATTGATAGCTTCTTCAAAACCTGCCGTTGGGATGTAACAATGGCAGAGATTATCGAAGATTTTGAAACCTACGGCATTGCCTTTGTCGAATACCTACTCGCACCCAATTTTAAGAAGATTGTATCTATAAAACGCCAGCAAGCCCCCCATTGCCGCTTAGGAGTGCCCAACAAAAAAGGCTTTGTCGATAAAGTCTATATCAATACCTCTTGGGGCGATACTTTCAACGATGAACTAACCATAGAAATGCCTTTTTTCTCTAGTATTCACAATGTCGAAACCCTCAAAACCAAATGCAAAGAGAAGAAAATAACCAAGTTTATCGTGCCCGTAATGCGCTCACTCACTACCGAGAAGAATTACCCCAAGGTAAAATGGCATAGTTCCTTCTATAATGGTTGGGTAGATGTAGTGCTTTCCGTACCCTCGTTCAAAAAATATATGTTTGAAAACCAACTCAACCTCAAATACGTGATATACATTGCCGATGATTTTTTCCTTCACAAGTTTGGACGCGAGGAATGGCAGGAAATGCCACAAGAAAAACGCGAAGCTGCCCGACAAGAAACCATTAAGGCAATCGATGATCACATGAGCGGCAACAAAGCGGCAGGGCGTTCGTTCGTGTCGCCTTTCTTCCGCGATAGCAATAACAATCTTATCAAAGGTATAGAAGTAATCCCTATTGACGATAAAATTAAGGACGGCAACTTCTTGCCCGATGCCAGTGCCGGCAACTCCGAAATACTCTTCCCTATGGGGGTAGACCCTTGTTTGCTTGGGGCAGGTATTCCAGGGGGCAAAAACCTCAGTGGAAGTGGTAGCGACAAACGCGAGGCGTACACCATTCTCTCCACCCGTATGCCCGTAAAGCGATTGCGCACCCTCGAAGTCTTCGAGCGTATCCGCGATTGGAACAACTGGGACAGCACCCTATACGGCAATTTTCCGAATATCAACCTCACTACCCTTGATAAAAACCCTAACGGACAACAAACAATAGTGAATTAAAATGGCAAGCAACAACACTACATCACAACTTACGATACGTATCAACGGTAAGGAGGTAGAGAATACTTTTACTGCCTTAAACCGCGAGGTGCGCACACTCTCTCGTGAACTCCGCAACCTCACTCCTGGTACTGAAGAGTTCCAACAGCGTGCAGCGCAATTGCGTGAGGCACAAGCACACTTCAACCGTGTACGTGATGAAATAAACCAAGTGAATGGGGCTATTACCCAAACGGCTACCAGTACTTCACGATTTGGCGACATCGTGCGCGGAGTGTTTACTGGCAACCTTATCACGGGCTTCTTTTCTTCCTTGGTTGGCAAAGCCCGCGAATCGGTGGACGAACTCCTCAAAATATCCGACCTAATGACGGGCGTAGAGAAAACCACGGGGCTCGCCTCCTCACAAGTTCGCGAGTTGTGGAACGAGTTCGATGAGCTCAATACCCGCACCTCCAAGCAGGAATTGCTCAACATCGCCCAAATAGGCGGTCGTCTCGGCATTACCGATAAAGAGCAAATCAAAGAGTTTACCGAGCAAATCGATAAGATATACGTTGCCTTGGGCGACTCTTTCCAAGGCGGTTTAGAAGAAGTAACTACCAAGGTGGGTAAACTCAAAAACCTATTTGAGGAAACCCGCGACCAAAACTATGGCGAAGCCCTCAACGCCATTGGATCTGCCATCAACGAACTGGGGGCGAATGGTAGCAGTAGCGAGCAGAACATCACCGATTTTGCCACCCGCATAGGGGCATTGCCTGCGGTGCTAAAACCCTCTATTGAAAAAACATTAGGACTCGGAGCTGCCTTTGAAGAAAGTGGTATCGATGCCGAAGTGGCTTCCAGCGGTTACTCGCGCTTTATGAGCGTGGCGGGTAATAATATCGCAGCTTTTGCCAAACAGATGAAACTTACTACCAAAGAAGCCTCCGAACTGTTCAACACCCACCCCGAAGAGTTCTTTTTGCGCTTTAGCGAAAGCCTCAAAGGCTTAGGAGCCGAGCAAACAGCGGGCGTACTCAAAGGATTAAAGCTCAACACCCTCGAGATACAGAAAGCCCTCGGTACAGCAGGCGAAAAAGCCGACCGCTTCCGCGAACTGATGAACCTCTCAGGGCAAGCAATGCAGGACGGCACTTCTATACAGAACGAGTTCAACAAGGTAAACGAAAATACCGCCGCTATATGGGAGAAGATAAAGAAAGTATTTGCCGAAACCTTTACTTCCGACACTATGGCGCAATGGTTCGGTGGACTCATCAAGCTACTGGGCTGGCTCACGGGGGTAACCTCCAAGGCAGGAGATGGCGTGAAAGTCTTCCGCGATCGTATCGCATTTTTAGCAAAAACCATAGTGGTATGTACTACCGCCGTAGTGAGCTACCGCGCTGCCGTCTATCTCTCTACTGTTACTACCAAAGCCGCTTGGCAACAAACTATCTTGTACAATGCTGCTATGAAAGTAGCAAATGCTACTACCGCTTTGTGGAAAGGTACTGTATTGCTGCTTTCGGCTGCCAAGGCAACACTTACAGGTAATACTATTAGAGCAACAGCCGCAATGCGCACTTTCAATCTCGTTACCAAAATGAACCCTTGGGGATTATTATTAGGGGCTATAACAGCAGTAGTAACGGCTCTTGTATTATTTTCTAACAAACAGAAGGAAGTAAATTTACAACTCAAAATACAGAACGATGCTATCAAAGAAGCTAATGTGCAAACAGCAGCACAAGAACACCATTTGCGACAACTTCTCAAAACTGCCAATGATACTAATAAGAGTTATAACGAACGTAAGAAGGCTGTAGATGAACTGAACCGACTTGTTCCGCAATACAACAAACAACTTACTGTCGAAACTGCTAACACCGACAAAGCTAAACAAGCTCTCGATCGATATATAGAAAGTATCAAAGCGGCTGCAAGAGAAAAATATTTAAAAGCACTGGTAGACCAAAAAGCTGAAGCCCTCGCCAAACAAGAATATTCATCATTAGAAGAAAATATAGCTTGGTATGAACGTGCTTTGAACGGAATGAAAAACTTTGGCAATCCTATCGCGGCAATGAGTGATGATATAGTAACAGCTACTAAAAACAAAGTTCAAAATGTCAAAAAAGCAAACGACGAACTGAAAGCTGCTACCGATCTTCTTCTTAAACAACAAGAAGAAAACGCAAAGAATGGTGTTGTTGTTACTGATGATAGCGTTACTCCTATATCTCCTGCTGGTGAAGGAACAAAAAAACAGTCCAAGGACTACGCCGATGAGTACCGCAATGCTAATAAGGCGCGCTTGGCAGCCGAGCAGGAACTCCAAAAAGAAATTACGCAGGGATTGGAGGAAAGCCTCGACAAACAGCTGGCTCTTACCGAGCAGAAGTATAACGACAAGCGCTTCAAACTACAACAAGAAAATGCCGACTTAGAGCAGGATATTCTAAAGCTAAAAGCAGAAGCCAAAGGCAATAAAGATCCGAACCTGCTCAAAACAATTCAGGAAAAACGCAAATTGCAAGAACTCAACAAACAAATAGCTGTTGAATATGAAAAACAAGAACAAGCCGAACTCACCCAAGTACGCGAAAAGCATAGTGCCAAAGAGGTAGAACGCACCCTCAAAGAAATGAACGACTGTCTCGCGGTTAAGAAACGCGAAAAGGCAGAAGAACTCCTCCAAATTCAGGATTTAGACACCGCCAAAGAAGCTCTACGCGGACAGATTTCCGACAAAGAACTATCGAAAATCAAAACCTTAGAAGACGCTAAAAAAGCCCTCCGCCGTAAAGCCGATGAGGAGATTCTAAAAGAAAGTATTGCTAACTTAGAGGCACAAGAGAAACTTCTAATGGGCTATCTGCAAACTGTTACGGGTGAAGCCAAAGACAAGCTTATAGAAGATATTCAAAAGGGGAGAGAACAGATGACTAAGTTAAAAGAGGAGTTGGACGGCTTAAAAACCAAAGGAGTAGATAAAGCTGCAGACGCTGAGTTAGAAAAGGTAGATTTATTAGGCTATACTGCCAAAGATTGGGAAGATGTTTTTAAAAACCTCAATACTATGCAAGGGCGCTTTAAAGCGGTAGAAATGGGCATAGGGACAATGAACAACGCTTTTAGTATGTTTAGCCAGTTGCAGGAGAACCTCAATGCCCGCGAACTCTCCAAATATACCGCTAACCAACAGAAGAAAAAACAAGCCCTACTCGACCAACTCAACCAAGGGTATATTTCACAAGCCCAATACCAAAAGGAAGTACAACGCCTTGATGAGGAAGCCGAAACCAAAAAGAAAGAACTTGCTATCAAGCAGTTCAAAGCCCAAAAAGCCGCCAATATGCTCAATATTATTGCGAATACAGCTTTGGCAGTAATGCGAGCCTATTCCGATGCTGGACCTTTGGCGGGTACTCCTTTGGCGGCTATAGTAGGTGCAATAGGTGCGGTACAATTAGGAATTGTAGCAGCGCAACAGCCCCCAAGTTATGCCAAGGGTGGTTATACCAAGGGCTTGGGCTTTACCGACGAAACAGGACACGAGGTAGCAGGGGTAGTACACGGCAAAGAGTACGTAATACCCGCAATGCTCCTCGCCGACCCGCAAGTGGCACGCGTTACCGAGTGGATAGAAGCCAAACGCACGGGCAAGGCACAAAACACCTACGCTACTGGTGGTAATGTATCGGCAGTGTCGGACGAACCCTCAACTTTGGCAAAATCCGAAAGTTTGTCAAAGTCTGAAACTTCTATGAGCGAACTCAAGCACACCCTCACTCAGCTCACTGCCACCCTCGATCGCCTTGAGAAAAACGGCTTAGATGCCTACGTGATTGCCGATGCTAAGAATGGGAGAGAAATGCAACGCGCTATTAAAGAATACGAGAATATTAGAGAAAAAAACAGACGATAATGAATATAACAATACCACAAACTTATGAAGAACTCAATGAGCAGCAACGAGGGGCGTTGTGCAGGATTCTTTTAACTTTAACCAATGAAGAAGAAACGCCTTTGCGCATTATCAAAACATTGATTTCACACCTACCTAATCGTACCCAACAGCAGTTATTGCAAGAAGTACCTTTCACTACACTATGGCAATACGCCGAGCCTTTCCTCTCTACCGAAAAGCTATACCATTTTCCTGATCTCACGAAAATGGTAGCACCTGCCCCTCGTTTGGCAAATCTTACTATCAAACAGTTTTCCGTAGCTGATAGTATCTATTATCGTTTGCGCCTTTCGCAGTACCAGGACGAGTTGCTGTTGCGCCAGCTTATGGCTTCGCTCTACAACCTTGCCGACCAGCCTTTTGATGTACTGAACCTCCCACAAGTAGCCGAGCATACCGATAAGGCAGCTATAACTACCGCCTACGAGGTAGCGTTTGCGTATACTTGCTGTAGGGAATATATCATCAAAAGGTTTCCAAAGGTATTCACTGTTAAAGACGATAAAAAAGAGACAAAAGACGAGGGTTCGTCATTCGTTTTTCGTAATTCGTCATTAAAAAGCTATACCCCTTTTTCAAAGATTATCAGCGTAATGGCAATGGATAAGCATCAGCCGTTGGGCAACTGGCACCAGTGCAATGCCACCCGCGTGTACGACTTCTTTGAAGTCCTCACCGAATCAATTTTACAAGCAGAACAGAGGGCAAAATCATAATTAACGATAGAGACGTGTTGTCTGTTTAGACAATACGTCTCCCTTTTGATAATCAAAATTAACCCTTAAATTTGCAGGGGTAAAATATTATTTATATCTTTGCATTCAAAAGAATACGTTATGAAAAACTATCCACAAATTTCTAACAAAAGAATATTCTATAATCCTAAGCGTTATTTAAAATTTTTGAGAGAAAAACCTGATGATATAGAACAAGTACGTATCATTTCGCCTAAATTAGGTAAAAAAGGTTTTGGATATATAGAAGTAAAAACTAAAAATATATATGGTGCCTTCTAATAACAACAATAATCTCCGCATTGATAACGAGGTGATAAAGCAGTTTGTTGAAAACCAACGCGTGGAGGGTGAATTGCGAAAAGCAGAACTCGAACTCCGCCAAAAACAACTCGACTACTCTCACCAATACGCCTTACGTTTATTAGATGTACAAAAAGAAGATTTAGCCGACCAACGAAAATACTCCCAAAAGGCTATTTCTAAAAACATTTTAGTAATATTGGGTATCCTTATAGTGCTTTTGCTTTTCGGAGGATACTGCCTTTGGTTAGGCAAAGATGAAATACTAAAAGAAGTTTTTAAAGCTATTATGGTAGCCCTCCCTACCGCTGTTGGAGGCTATTACTATGGATATAGCAAAGGAAAAAACAAAGATGAAGAACCTTATGCTCAAGAAGTTGAAGAATAAATGTAATACTTTCACCAAAAATAACCTGCAAAATACTTGCAGGTTATTTTTTTTTGCGTA